TATACATCAAGAAGTGATTTTAAGTTTGAGAAAGTTTAAGCCACCCTCGGGTGGTTTTTTATTGCGAGGTCAAAATGAAAAGTAGTGATATTGCAAACGTTATTGTCATGGTGGCCTTCCTTATTTGTATGGCTGTAATAAAGGTGTACGGCAGTTAGTGAGGTCAAAATGGAACCACGATTCGTCATCAAAAACCATTCTGACATCAACTATGTAATTGGATATCTCAATACTAATCATGCAAAGGCAGCGAACGAAGGGAAGCCCTTAGTCGTATTGATTGCACCTCAAGAGAAAGATCGTTCGAAGGCCCAAAACCGCTTGTACTGGATGTGGCTTAATCAATGGGCTAAACGTCAAGGTACAGATAAAGACTATGAGCATCTGTTCTTCAAGAAGAACTTCTTATCCAAAATCTATGACCGTGATGACGTTGGCCAATATAAGAAAACATTCAAGGCTGTTAGAGAATTAAAGGATTCTAAGCATCCACTTTACCAAGATGTGGCAAACGGACTATGTGAGCTAATGAGCACTACAGATGCAAGTACAGTTCAATTCACTGAATACCTAAACGACATTCATGCTTTCTGCAATAAAAACGGGTGTTATTTGGAAACGCCTGATGATCTTAAGTATGTGTTGGAATAGTTAAGCAGCTAAGATATATTGTTTTTTCTTTAATTATTACAAGAAGGAAAAGCAATGTTTGTTCAGCATAAATCCGAATACATTAATTTAAATCATGTGGTAAAAGTGAAAAAGGCTACATCAGAAAACAATAAATTTGCTCATAGAGATTTTTATAAGTTAGTTTTAACTTTAACCTCCAATGACATCCTAGATCTAGAGTTTAATTCTGAGGAAGAGCTAGATCGGTTCTTGGATAAGTTGGAAATTGTGAAGTAGTTATGACCGCCCAAGTGGCGGTTTTTTAATGGGTGAGATTTATGAAAAGACCTTATCCGCCTGAACAAGATAGCCCTTATGCAGATGATGAAGACTTAATTGATAGTGGTGGTCTGCTGCATTTTGAACCCGCTAATAACGATTTATGGCCATGGATAGAAGAAACCTTTCTTTGTGAGTGGGGAAAACTTCACAATCCAGATCATGAGCATCTTTTAAGCTTTCAGCCTCCTGAGATTTCATTCTTATGGGCCTACGCTAAATGTGAAGCGAAAGATAAACGAGTATTCGGTCAAACTGAGAAAGTGATGATTAATGTGGGTGGGTGGCGTAAACAGCGTCAGGAGCTGCAATTGATCAATTGGTTTGGTGATATACCAAAATACATCATCACTCTGGATGCTCGTGTATGTCAGGTCATGAGTGATACAGACTTTTGTGCCTTGGTTGAGCATGAGCTTTATCACATCGGGCATAAGAAGAATAAAGATTCTGGCGAGTTTGAATATACATCTGTAGGCGAACCTAGATTGTATTTACGTGGGCATGATGTCGAAGAGTTCCATGGTGTTGTTCAGCGTTATGGCGCATCAGAAGAAGTCCAAAAAATGGTTAATCTTGCGAATGAAGGTCCAACTATATCTAGAGCCAACATAGCTCATGCATGTGGTACATGTTTATTAAAACTTGCGTAGGAGAAGTCTTTACGTAGCTATACAAAGGGGTGTTTATGGCAAAACTCACTGAACCTATGAAAATCTTTATAGTTCAAAGTCTTGCTTGTTTTGAAACACCTCAACAAGTCGCTGACGCTGTAAAGAATACTTTCAAGGTTGAGATCGAAAGAATGCAATGCGCAAATTACGATCCAACCAAACCAACCGGCGAGAAAATGAGTCAGAAATTAAAGGACTTGTTTTACAGAACCCGTGAAGATTTTAAAAAAAATATCGAAGATATACCGATTGCAAACAAAGCATTTCACTTTAAAGAACTGCAAAAGATGTATGACGATTGGGGTAAAAATAAAGTCATGCGCCAAAACGTGCTTAAACAAGCACAAGGGTTGCTTCAGGCGGGTAAAAGTGCTGGTCCAAGTGGCTTGTCTGAGAAGGAACAAATTGAACTTGAAATTAAAAAGCTCGAACTTGAAGAAATTAAACGTCGGGTAAATCCACCTAAAGAGAAACCACCTGAAGAAGATTACCGCCTTGATCTAAAACCAGACGAGGGCTTGCCGAATGAACCTATCCTTTAGTCCTGAAGGTGCAGTAGAACTTACACCAAAACAGGCGAATATCTATGTTTGGGGCTGGCAACCTGAGGCGCGGTTTAGAGATGCGGTATGTGGTCGGCGTTTTGGTAAAACATTCCTAGCAAAAGCAGAGATGCGCCGGGCTGCAAGATTGGCTCAGAAGTGGAATGTTTCTGTAGAGGATGAGATCTGGTATGCAGCACCAACCTTTAAGCAGGCTAAGCGCGTATTCTGGAAAAGGTTAAAACAGGCTATTCCGCCTTCTTGGCGCTTTGGTAAACCTAACGAAACTGAATGTACTATCACTTTAAAAAGTGGTCATGTAATCCGTGTAGTAGGTTTGGATAACTACGATGATCTTCGTGGTTCAGGTTTATTTTTCCTGATCATTGATGAATGGGCCGATTGTAAGTGGGCAGCGTGGGAAGAAGTGCTTCGTCCAATGCTTTCAACGTGCAAATACATCGTTAATGGTGTGCAGCGTGTTGGAGGAAATGTCCTTAGGATTGGAACACCCAAAGGTTATAACCATTGCTATGACACTTGGATGGATGGTCAAGATGGTAGAGAGCCAGATCATAAAAGTTGGATTTATACATCATTGCAAGGTGGGAATATTCCAGCGAGTGAGATTGATGTTGCTCGTCGTAAAATGGATCCTAAGACATTTCGACAAGAATACGAAGCAAGCTTTGAAACCTATCAAGGTGTTATTTACTACTGTTTTGAGCGAACCCTAAACCCTACTGAGCGAATTGTTCAGTCTAGTGATGTTCTACATATTGGTATGGACTTTAACGTTCAGAAAATGGCAGCAGTTGTCTATGTTCGGGATGGTGAGTACTTATATGCAGTAGGTGAATTCAAAGATTTGTTTGATACACCTGCAATGATTGAAGCGATAAAAGCGAAATATCCTGACTTTGAGGTAAATGTTTATCCTGATGCTTCTGGTGATAACCGCAAATCAAGCAATGCTAGTGAGACGGATATCGCACTACTTAAAAAGGCTGGATTTAAGGTTCATGTGAATAGCAAAAACCCTGCCGTGAAAGATCGTATCAACTCAATGAATAGCCGCTTATGCAACGCAATGGGCGAAAGACGCCTATATGTGAATATTAAGCAGTGCCCAGAGTTTGCGCGAAGCCTTGAACGACAAATCTACGATGATCATGGTCAGCCAGATAAAAAAGCAGGCTTTGACCATCTTAATGATGCTGGTACTTATCCAGTTGCTTATATGTTCCCATTAAACAAAAAGACAGTGGGAGAAACTTCAATTATTGGACTACTGTAGGTGAATTATGACAGTTAGTACTGTTCATCCGGATTATGCAAAGGCAATGCCGGATTGGGAATTTATGGATTATGCCTTGGGTGGGGAACGTTGTGTAAAAGAGCAAGGTGAAAAGCTTTTACTAAAGTCCCAAGGCATGATAATGGCAGAAGAAGTAGATCCAAAAAATAAATGCATCTATGAAGCTTTCAAACAACGCGCAGAATATCCTGAATGGGTACGTGATTCCAAAAGAGCAATGATTGGTTTGGTTTCAAAACTCGAACCAGATATCAATATTGTAGATTCTCGTCTAAAACCCTTAATTGAACAAGCAACGACTGATGGTTTTGGCTTAAAGCAACTATTTTTGCGAGTAGTTGAGGCGCAGCTATCTTATGCACGTTGTGCTTTAATGCTTGATTTTGATGACACAGGAAAGCCATATATTGCTTTGTATTGGGCAAAAGACGGCATTAACTGGAAAGAAAAGACTGTTGCAGGGCGAACAGACTTGACGCTTTCAGTATTTAAAGAAGCTCATGATAATTCCGAAGATGAATTTGCTCACAATAAAGAGTGCTTTTACCGAGCTCTTGATATTATTGACGGCAAATACAGATCAAGATTATTTACTGATGATAATACAGTAATTGAAGAAACATATCCGGGCTTAGGTAATAAGACACTTTCGTTTATTCCTGTTGTTTACGTTGGCAGTATGAATAATACGCCTTCAATTGACGAAATGCCTTTAATGACAATGGCTAAGGCGGCTATCAAGTATTACCAGTTAAGTGCTGAATATTTCCAAGAGTTGCATTTAACTAGTCATCCTCAACCTTGGGTTTCAGGTGTTGATGAAGATAAGCCTTTGCGTGTGACGGGTCCAATGGCTGCATGGCAATTACCACAAGGTGGGCAATGCGGATATCTCGAAATTCAAGGTGTAGGAATAGAAGCTAAACGCACTGCAATGCGTGACCAAAAGAATGCAGCTTTAGAAGCTGGTGCTCGTGTAATGGACATTGGTGGTGCTGAATCAGGCGAAGCACGCAAAGCTCGTCAAGATGACCAGTATTCGACATTGTATGGAATGGTTATTACTGCTGCTGAAGCAATTGAGCAGGTCATTAAGTATGGCGCATTGTGGTTAGGGCTTAGTGATAAAGATTACCGTTTTAATGTTAAGCCTGACTTTGGCTCATTAGGTTTTGATGTAAATCTTGCTAAACAGCTCTATGAGGCTGTATTGGGGAATAAAATCTCAATGGAAACCTATTGGGATTATATTCGAACAGGAAAAATCCCGGATATTGAATATTCCCAAGAACTAGAGCGTATTGAAACTGAAATGACCAACAGTCCTATGACTGGATATGTTGCAGGGGTGGCTAATGGCAACGCAGATGTCACAACAGGCACTACTTGATGCTCTAGTATCACATCAAGCTTACCTTTACCGGCTCTCTTCAACTGAAATCAATAATCTCCTAACACAATTTGATTCGCTCTCTAGTGAGATGCTTTCAAAGTTAAGAGATTTGTTAGATGACTTGAGTGACGCTGAAAAAACGGCATTAATGGCAGGACAATACACAACGCCTGCTTTGAAAGAAGTTAGAACATTAGTTCAGACTTGGCAGGCAAATGTTGCAGCAGGATTGCTTGAGAGCTTCACTGTAAGCGCTACTGCATTAGCGGTGTATGAAGCTACATATCAGGCTAAAACCCTCGCTAATCGCAAAATAGAACCAAATGGAAAGACGCTATTCAACAAGGCAAAGAAAACGCCTTTAAGCGGTGGTGTGCTGCTTGATTCTATTTTTGCGAGGATTGCTGATGATGTTCGCGTAAGAGTAGAGCAAACTATTCGAGATGGTTTATCTAAAGGCCAGACTAATCAGCAGATTGTTCAGCGAATTAAAGGCAAGAAAGCACTTAACTATCAAGACGGTTTGCTTGATCAGAGCAGAAACCAGATTTCTACCATGGTTCGAACCGCTCGAAGTCATGTATCAAATATGGCCCTTAATGAAACATACACCTCCATTGGTGTTGAGTATGTGAAGTTTATTGCAACGCTTGATAGTCGTACTTCTAAAATCTGTATGGGTTATTCAGACAGGGTTTACAAGAAGGATGAGCCTCATCCAGTGCCGCCACTTCACCCAAACTGTAGATCAATCCTGATTCCCGTTTCTGATGACTCAGGAAAAACCATTGGTATGCGGCCATTCAACAATAAAGTGAATGGAGAAGGTGAGATAGGCGTAGTTGATTCAAATACAACTTTCAAAGGTTGGTTTGATAAACAAGATGCAGCTTTCCAAAAGTCTTGGCTTGGGCCTACAAGATACAAACTATTCAAAGAGGGTAAATACTCTCTGGATAAGTTTGTAGACCCCTTAACGGGTCAACCATTCACGCTTGCTGAACTCAAAAAGCTTGATGAAGAAATGTTTAAGAGGCTGGGATTATGAGGAAGATACGATTAGAAGGTGGTTATGTGAAACCTCCTTACCCAATCACTATGGGTTTGGATGGCCGTGATTGTATTTATTCAAATATGACACCTGAAATAGCAAAAGCTTTAGGCTTTAACCGAACTTCGGATTTAGAAAAAATGAATACTCCAAAACAAATTAATGTTGTGATCAGCACAAAAGTATCAAATGACAGAAGCGTAAAGCAGAAAGTCGATGAAGCTTTGGCAAGTCTATACAGCATCACTTATGACGAATTGAACCACGATATCTGGCAAGCAATCAAGCTGCTTCAGAAATCCCAAAAGTAAATTAAATCCTATTCAAACCTTAGCACCTTCGGGTGCTTTTTTATTGCCTGAAGCAAAGCCAAAGGCTCAAACAATTAAATCCGCAAGGCGGTGTCTCTAGGAGATTTTAGATGTCTGAATTTTTAAAACGCCAATTAATGTCTTTACAAAATCAAGCTGGTGCAGATGGGGGTGAAGGTGGTTCTGGTGGGCAAGGCTCAACAACCATTAATTTTGAAGATCCTGCAATCAAAGCACAGTTAGACCAATACGTTGAACAACATGTTTCTGGACTTAAAGCTAAAAACAATGAGCTTCTTGGTAAGAATAAATCCTTATCTGATGAGCTGACCAATTTTAAAGGTCAATTTGAAGGTCTAGACATTGATGCAGTTAAAGGGTTGCTTCAAAAAGCTGGACAAGACGAAGAAACGAAATTGCTTGCTGAGGGCAAGATTGACGAAGTATTCGGAAAACGTACCGAGCGTTTGAAAGCTGAACATCAGAAGTTGTTTGATGCTGAAAAGGCGAGAGCTGACAAAGCGGAAGCATATGCAAATAAATTTAAGCAATCTGTAGTCAAAGGTCAAATTGCACAAGCATTTAGTGCTGCACAAGGACTACCAGAAGCGACAGACGACATTACAGCACTCGCTTTATCTAAGTTTTCCTTGGATGAAAACGGCAATGCTGTAGCGATCGATGCAAATGGTGACGTAATTATTGGTAAAGATGGCAAAACCCCACTTACTCCTAAAGAGTGGATTGAAGATATTCGTGAATCAAAACCTTACTTCTTTCCAAAACCTAATGGTGCAGGTGGTCAAGGCGGGAACAATTCAGGCAGCAAAAACACAATTAAACGTAGTGAGTTCGATGCAATGAACCCTACAGAAAAAGCTAACTATATCCGCAAAGGCGGCAATGTAATTGATTAATGGAGCTAATAAATGGCTAACACTTTAACTGGCCTTACGGTCACTATTTTTAATGCGCTTGATGTTGTTTCTCGTGAATTAACTGGTTTTATTCCAGCAGTTTCATCTGACATGACATATAACCGCGCAGCAAAAGGTCAAACAGTAACTTCACCTGTAGCGCCTGCTGCAACTGCATCAGATATCACTCCTGGTGTTACTCCTCCAAATGATGGCGATCAAGTAATTGGCAAGGTCGATATGACCATTACTAAAGCTCGTCGTGTTCCTGTACGTTGGAATGGTGAAGAAAAGCTTGCACTTGATAATAACGGGGCATCTTACAACACAATTCTTCGCGATCAATTCGCTCAAGCTATGCGTACATTGGCAAATGAAGTTGAAGCGGATGTTGCAGGTTTAGCAATTGGCGCTTCTCGAGCAGTCGGTACAGCAGGCACTACGCCTTTTGCAACCAACTTGAAGGACAGTGCTCTAGCACTTAAAGCTCTTCAAGATAACGGTGCACCAAAAGGTGATTTGCAGTTAGTAATTGATACTACTGCGGGTGCTAACATGCGAACTCTTGGTCAATTAACCAAAGCAAATGAAGCTAATGACGATTCGTTGTTACGTCGTGGTGTGCTTTTAGATGTGCATGGTTTTGCTATCCGTGAATCTGCACAAGTGGTTACTCCTGCATCTGGCACAGGTGCAAGTGCGACTACGAATGCGGCAGGCTATGCAGTTGGTGCAACTGCTATTACGCTTGCAAGTGCTGGTACAGGGACAATCGTTGCTGGTGATGTGATTACCTTCGCTGGTGACACCAACCAGTATGTGGTTGTTGCCGGCGATACTGATGTTTCTAATGGTGGAACTATCACACTTGCAAAGCCGGGCTTGCGTAAAGCAATTCCTACAGCTGCAACGGCAATTACTGTAACACCTACTTCGACTCGTAACTTGGCATTTGCTCGATCTGCGATTGCCTTAGCGACTCGTATTCCTGCACTTCCAGAAGGTGGTGATTCTGCTGATGACCGAATGATCGTAACTGATCCTGTTAGCGGTTTATCTTTTGAAATCGCCATTTACCGTCAATACCGCCAAGTGCAATACGAAGTATCGCTTGCTTGGGGTTGTGCAATGGTTAAACCAGAGCATTCAATCATCTTGCTTGGTTAATGACTTGGGGCTTCGGCCCCATTCTTTTTGGAGAATAAAATGTCTAAGACAGTAAAAATTAAACCAAGCCATGAATCACAAGGCGAGTTCGTAATTATCTCTGTAGATCAATTCAATCCATCGGAACATGAGTTGATTGAAGGTGAATCACTACCAATTGATGAGAGTGAAGTTACTAATGATGCGCTTGTCCCTGTAGAGCAATTTGATGAATTGGCTAACAAACTGGTTATCTCAGAAGAACAGCTTTTGACTGCAAAAGAAGAATTAATGGCTTTCAAAAATGATGTGCCAGCTATGAAAGCACGAATTGCAGAGTTGCAAGGCGATGACACTCCAGTTGGCGCAACAAATGAAAATCAGAATCCATCAACAGAAAATACTGGCGATGCACAGGCAAGCGGTCCAAAAGCGCCTGCTAAAAACAACAAGCAATCAAAAGATCAGGAATAAGTCATGATTGAATACATTACCGTGGCAGATATCGATGCAAAACTTGGTAACGATTGGGCAGACAGCGATAGTGCAAAAGCTCGCGCGGTAATGATTACCAATGTTTGGCTAACTAATCTTAAATTACCAGACTACAAACAATCAGCCTTTAAAAGATGCAATTCTATTGGCAGCAGTTGAGCTGATACCTGATGCAGTAAATGGAAGTCTCTATACGGAAGTTGAAACTGGTGTATTGAGCGAGACAGTATCAGCACAATCGGGAACAAGCGTTTCAAACACCTATTCAGCCACTCATAAAACATATATAGCGAGTGAGAACCTAGCCTTATCCATTCTTAAACCATGGCTAGATAAAGGATTTGGTAATGTAGTTCTATTGGTGAAGATCTAATTATGAGAACAAAAATACAATCTAAATTAGGAAAGGCTTTTAGTACAAAGCTTGCGGATGCAGTAGATACTTTCACTTGTACCCGCAAACAATTAGTCAGCTCCAATCCCGCTACTGGTGAAGATACTTACACTGAATATGTCTATAGCGGTAGAGGTGTCCTGTTTGGCTCATATTCTAAAGACTTAGTTAAGCCTATAGATTACCGAGCAACAGACTCTAAAGCCGTGCTACTGCAAAATGAAGTGAAGGATGCAGCAGGTACTTTAGTTAAGCCAGATGTTAATGACATTTGGGTGATTGAAGGTAGTAATTATCGGGTTGTGAGTTACGGAAAAGATGCGGCAGATGCGGCATGGGTTGCACAATTGAGGAAAGTCTAATGATTAACTTAGATGATGGGAACTTAATAAGTCAGGCTGTAAACCAAGAGGGCGTTTATCACGCTGAGGTTCGCAAATCCACTAATGGCCCAAAGAAGGTGCTGTTAGATGGCGAAGAATGTAAGTATGTACTCTTTGCAGATACTAACAAAGGCTATCTTATTCGACATAAAACCACCATTGACGGTCGAGTGTTTACAGTAGGGAATGAACCAGTATTTGAGATACTGTTTGGTAAAGTTGAGGTGACTTTTAATGGGCTGGACAAGCAAACCGAGTGCCTTCACTAAAACTATTGAAGCAGACCTGACTAAAAGACAAAAAGATATTGTCATTGATGCTTTGGGTGGGGTGGTAATGCACAGCCCTGTGGATGAAGGATCGTTCCGTGCTTCACATCGGGTCAGTATCAATCAGCAAGATATGACTTTTAATGAGTCAGAGAAGGATAAAAACGGCACATCAACTATTAACAAGGGTGAAGCCGTTATTTCTAGATTGGTACCTTACTCAACGGTCTACATACAAACGAATGCTCCTTATGCAACTAAGATCGAGTATGGCAACTTCACTGACAAACCAGAAACACCAAAAACTACAGGCGGCTACTCAAGGCAAGCACCTCAAGGCGTTTATTCCACAACCTTTAACTATATTGCTCAGAAATACGGTGGTTAAAATGGCAATGACTTTAGATCAAGCACGACAAGCCATTATCACTAGAGCAATGGCCTTTACTGGAATTGAGCAAGAACGTATTCAATGCCCTAATGGCCCATTGATTAGTATTCCTGTAGATGGACTTTGGTGTGACTTAAATATTCTATGGGGCAGTTCTATCATTGCTGGTGTAGGTGATACTCCTTGCACCAGAAGAACAGGGGTTATTTCAATTAATTGCCTTGCAAGACCTCAAACTAATGAGGCTGATATAACAAAGCTCGCTGATGCTTGGTTGGCTCATTTTGAATACTTTAAGAGCGGTCAGTTAGAAGTACTGCAAGGTCAAGTGCAGAATCTCGGCAATAATGGTGACTTCATTCAGTACAACATTTCAATAAATTATCGCGTCAATTAACGAATTTAACTTTTAAACGAACCTGTCCTTAGCGGCAGGTTTTTTTATGCCTGCTCTCAGGCAACCACTGGCTAGGCTGATCCCCGAAAAGCA